CATGTCCGATAGCGCGCCCATAGGTTTTCCCGGGTATGCCCTGGTAGACATACCCCTCGTAGCCCTCGCCGGCCGCATCGGCCGTCGCCTGGACGGTCCTGGTCAGTAGCGCGACAGCCGCAGGAGAACGGCGGATCTGCTCAAAGCCCCTAGCGTTCAGCTTGATCTTGGCTTTAGCCATCAACCCTCCTAAGCGATACGACAGCGCCAGCCTCGCGGTTGGTGTGCATGTGCTTCCACTGCCGAACCTCGCCTTCAACCTCGTAAGTGAGGCCGCGAATGACGGCGTGGTCACGGGGTAGGAGCGGCATGTCATAGGGGCCGTATAGTGTCGGCTCCACAATCACCCGCTGCTGGCCTGCTATGCGCGGCTCAGACGACGAACCGGGATCGAAGCCGTAGACGCCCGTAAGCGTCACCGCAGCCCCGTAGGCGTCTATCTCGTTGCCGTAAGCATCCTCACCAGCGCCCTCGTAAGGGATGCGCTGGACCACCTCGCCCATCAGGCGCCCTCGTAGATCGGTTCACCCGCGATGTCAGCGCCGCAAGAGCAGTAGAGCGCCCCGAAATTGAGGTTGCACCACGGGAGATGAGCCGAGGACGCGAACCCTGCGATCTGGACGCCAAACGCCCGCTGCGGACCACTAAGCGCGGCCTTCTCGGCCTTGGTTAGGTAGAAGTCGCCGGCCGGATTGAGAGGCTTGAGCGTCATGGAGAACGGGCCGGAAGTTTCCTGAACGCTCTCCATAGCCCGTCGCACCACGGCGCAAACGATCCGCCTCAGCGTCTTCCAGTCGGCGTCTACCGCGGCCGGAACCGTGTCAAGAATGAACTGGCTTGCATCCTCCAGTAGGACCGTCGCGTGAGCGTCGGCCCCTACCGGGAAGTCAGGCCAGCGGGCTTTTAGTTCGTCCAGACTTGCGAATGGGAACTGTTCAACGGCCATGGCCTGACCTCCTGGTTACTTGGTGCTTGCGCGGCGGCGGGTGGGCTTATCTTCGGCCTTCGCCTCAGACTTGACCGGCTCGGGCTTCCATTCGGAGCCGAGCACCTTGTCATCACGAACACTCACGACAGCTCCGGAAGTGACGTGCTTGTATCGCTTCGCCATGGGCTAGACCAGGTCGTGGATCTTGGCGAACGCGTTGAGGTCAGCAACGCCCCAGCCGTAAACAACCTCGGCGCGGAACGCAACCTGGTTGTTGCGCTTAAGGTCTCCGCCGCCGTCCGGGTCACCGTACTTGATGACCTCGAGGCCGATGGACTTCTGCACGCCCCAGCGGATCGCTGAGAAGTCACCAACGAAGCCGAGAACCTTAGTGTCAACAGCGAGAACGCCAGTGCCGCGAACCGTGTTGGACACCGACGCACGGTGGCCGTCGAGTTCCGAAGTCTCAAGGCCGAGACGGAAGTTCGGGTAGAGCTTCTGCTCGGAACTCGTCCCACGCAGAGCGGAGAACTTCGCGGCGTAGGTCGGGTCGAGGGCGATGTCACGCGGCACGAAACCGTCAGCGAGAACGAGGCCATCAGCAGCGTCCAGGGACACGTAAGGCTTGTCAGCGGCTGCGTACTCCACGAGGTTCGTGGTGTCCGTGAGGCCGCCGTTCATGGCCGCCACAACGGCGCCACCGGTCGGGTTGATCTCGTGGAACACGCCGAAGTCCAGTGCGCGGGAAAGGGCCGGCTGGATCAGCGCGAGGATTTCGTCAACAACCTCAAGCTGACGGTCCTCGTCAGCCCACAGGACTTCCTCGTTGAAACGGAGGGTCTTGTGGAACTTGAACGGCTTGATCGTCTTGCTGGTCGGCGTGACGGTCGAAGCGCCCTTAGATCCGCCCTCAGCGACGTACTCAGCCTCGCCAATGTCGAACGTCCAGCTTTCGCCCTCACCGAAGGTCATCGGGGTCTGTGCGGACAGGCTCGCGACACAGGAGCCGTTCTGGATCTTGCCCAGCCAAGGGGCGATTTTCTGCTTGGGGATCGAAAGTGATCCGGTGGCCAAAGTAGCCATGATTTCCTCCTATGGAAGTGTGTTTAGTCGTTTGCGTTTGCAAAGAGGTTGCGGGTGAACTCCCTGAGGGAGTTATCGCCAACCTTCTCGGGAGTGAGTTCCTGCCCTGGAATGACCGGGGCGGATGGTTTGATGAGTTCAGCGAGGACCGCGGCGTGTGCTTCCAGTTCTTCACGGGTAGTCCCGCGGAGGGCGGATGCCGGAACCTTGGCGGCCTCGGCGACTTCGGAGACGAGACTTGCCTGCTCCTTTTCAGCCTCGTAGGTCTGGAGCTTCGTAGCAAGTTCGGTGCGTTCGGAATCGGCGGCAGTGAACTTGCCTGCCAATTCATCCAGCGCCGCCTTATTCCCCTTAGCTCGCTCTTCCCACTTGCGAGCTTCCGATTTCCAGTCCGTGCCATCCTGTGCAGGAGGCGCCGGGGTGGGCGTCGGTTCTGGAGTGGGCGTGGGTTCGGATGCTGCTTCACTCATCTTTTGTTTTCCTCCCGTGCGGGATAAAACGGCCCCGTGCGGGGCCGGTGGCTAATGGTTGTGGACTGCATCAGTGACACCGTCGGGGTGTAAGCGGCGGAAGGCTGCGGCAACGTCTTTCATGTCGCCTGATGCAGCCTCATTCCGAGCAGCCTGATACATCGCGTAGTAGTCATCGGGCAGGTATCCCTCGGGGTAGTCGGACGCCTTGGCAATGCGAGTAGCTACACAGTCACAAGCCCCATGGAACCTGTGCCCATCGCCGCCGGCTGACTGCTTAGTGGCGTAGACGGCATCCCGCGAGGCCAGCACGAGGCACCAAGAACACGTCTTGGCGCCAGTCGGCACACGAGCCCATCGGACGCCCTCGCGCCTGGCGTTTGATGCCATCGTGTCGCGGCCCGGTTGCTTCACATACTTATCAGCGGCAATCAGTAGACCGCCCAGCATCGCCATGGGTTCCGGCGTCCATAGATGGCCCGCAAGGAAGCGCACCTTCTCTTCTACGGCCCCCGCGGGAACGCTTGGGGCGGTTATCGCCCGGAACCTTCCAGTAGCCCCAGACGCGCCGCGCAACTCCTCATACCAATCCGCAGCGAGGGTCGCTGCAACCTCGCCGTATTGCCCAGTCAGCGCAGGCAGGAACTCCAGCAGGGCATTGCGGGCCGCTTCCGGCTTCGAGAAATCCAGCGTCAGGAAGAACGCCTCCAATGCCCGGCGCGTGCGCTCGGACAATGAAGCGTTCGCCTTGCGGAACCGCTCGATGCTGTCACGGTCGATCATGGCTACTCGTCCCCCGGAGCCTTGATTGTGATCGGGTTGCCGGGGATGAACTTGACGTTCTCAAGCCCCGCCAGTGTCGCCGCGGACTTGGCATCCACGCCGGCACGCCGAAGCACGCCCAGCGCGTCAGCCTTGGCCTTGAGGACGTTAGCCTCGGTCAACTGATCCTCAGCCGCAGACGTTGTGGCATCGGTTCCGGTCGGAGTGTTGCCCAGTAGTTGCGCGAGGGCGCCGCCTGCCGCCGCCTTCCGCCGCTCGTCCAGGATCCGATCAACCTGATCCTCATCGAAGATCGTCTCAAGCAGGACCGGCGAACTAGCAAGCTCAGGGTTGGCGCCAGCCAGCTTCACGTAAGCATCAGCATTCGCCGACATTGACCGGAACTCAGGATCAGCGAACCGGGCTGACAGCTTCCAGGCTTCCGCGGGCGGCTCAGATAGCCCGTCGCGGACCATGACGGCCAACGTCGCAATCTGCGTCACGGCCTCACTGAGAACAACCTCGTTTTGGTTGCCGACCTCCAGCATCAACTTGCGCTCAGCCGTCAGCATCGCCTCAGCACTCGACGGGTTGTCATGCAAGATGCCAAGCTCAGCCAAGGGAATCCCAGTCTCACCAGAGAACGCCGACGCCACCGTGCGGAGCATGTCGGAGTGCGGCGTCATCGTGGCCTGCTGCAACTGCTTAATGCTCGGCGCGTTCCCGTCAGCGTCACGAGTCAGCGCAATAAGCCGATCCATCGCCAGTTTGAACTTCTTCGAGTCCGAAGCGTCGCCGTCGAAGGCGTCAGGATCGATACCCTCAATGGCAAGCTGTGGGGAGCTGTAGAACTCCGCGTTGCCCTCCATACGCACATAGGCGCGTACGGCCATGTCCGTCAGAGACATGACCGGGTTGGAGATCCGA